GTGCATCAGACAACCGAACTTCCTGCTCACACGAGACATAGCTGGACATCGCACGTCTCTCACGACTGGCACTTACGTGACCAGTGGAAACCCCTCCCGGGGTTTCCTGAGGGAGAGCGATTTTGCTAAACACCAACGTTAGTTGGCGCAAAGCAAAAATTGCTTCGATGTCCGGCGAGTCAAGCAACACGCCACTACTAGGATCGAACACACGTCCAAGGAAACCTTGCAGAAATGCAGGGAGACCAGTACGACAATTCTTCTTAAAAGAAGAAGCGTCAGAAGGGACGACAAAACCTTGGTCAAGCCATTTTTGGATGACTTTTCCAAAGTCTGCCAGGGTTATCGCCAAAAACGATAGCCCCTCGTGTTCGAACCGACTCTCGACAGTGTTTATGTCGAGAGTGGCGCTAGTGCAACATCGCATGGCCAATTCCTTGGCCATGCAGGACCAGAGTGACGTCAGGCTTTTCATAGTCCCTCCTTTATAGAAGGTGGCTATCCCTAGCTCTGTCGTCATAACAACTCAGCTCGGAGGAAGCGAGTTAACAGATCTCTTGCAAGCGACGAATCGCAAACAAAAGATTCTGAATAGCTCTGTCAACCTCCTGCGATCGGTTTCCACCGATACGCAACGTCACATGGATGTCAGTCCCCTCAACAGGGGGTGGCATCTGAGCGACGAAGATCTGAGTTGCGTTCACTCCCATTGCTCGTTTAGCAGACATGTCCGCCAACGAGTAGGGCTTCCAGTACCAACGCAGCCGCATTGATCACCGCCACGATAACTGCCGTATCCTTTCGGGTTACGGAGTTTCGGGGAGAGTGATCGTAACGGCGTCTACCACCAAGTTTGGATGGTGAGACGTGATGTTCAACACCAAGATGCCTCCTTTCGGAGGATCTGGTAGTTGAATCATCTTGCATTGGCGACCCGCTATCAGCAGGCAAGCCGGCACGAGTCCGTCTAGGACTCGCCGCCGAGCAGCTTGTTGATCAACGCGTCGGAAGTTCCCGTATACAGGGTCTTAAACCCGGTATACAGGTACATCGCCTCGGTATTCGAAAAGCCGGCATTGGGGAGGTCAAACACGATGTAAATTCCCATCGAAAGTTTGACGTTCTCCACCGGCTTGAACGGATCCGGGGCGAGCTTCGACTGGTCGATCCGCAGCATCCTCCGGGTCCGCCGGCCATACTGATGGCTGGCAGAGAGCTGGAGGAGACCGTCAGCTGAGGTGTACTTCGCCGAATCCCCGTCCGTTTCCGTACGGGGGAGAGGCGAGGTCACCGCATTGACGGTGATTGACTGTGGGTCGGTGAACGACAAGAGCATCACTCCTAGAGATCCGAAAGGATCTCCTAGTGGCGTTTAGAGCACGAGCAACAACGATGTCACTTAGCTCGGGTAAGCCCGAGCGCCGTGACAATGGCTTTCTGACGGAGGCTAAAAGCCGCCTCAGAAACGCCGAACCCATAAGGGGTTGCCTGAATCCGTTGTTTGACCTCATTGGTCATAACAACATCAGGAGGCCGTGGACCCACTACGCGATAGCCTGTGGGACCCACGAAGGTGTACGTATACTTAGCGATGGAATGTTCCATCAGGTATCCGTACGCCAAAACCTGGCTATCGATGGCCCAGTCCGTCCAGTTCTGAAGAACTTCGGACGTATTGGAAAACCAATCGAAAGCCCAGCTCCAAGGGGCAATGTTCCAGATAACATCTGGAGTCAGTGACAAACCAAGCAAATGCCTGGCTTGCTGGACATGTCGTGCTATCTTGCCCCGAAAAGACTTTACGTCTCTCGGGTCAATATAGTAAACGAATGCACCAGAAAACCACTGACGTCTGGTCAACTCGTATGACCGGATCACCTGCCCTTGGTTCACGGAAGTGCTCGTCAGCAGCGACGAAGATGGTGTAGTCCAAGGACTAACACCATTCCGAAAAACTGCTGAACTAAACTCCCTGTGAAGTGGAAACTCATACTTCCTTCGCACCAATTTGTTCGAGTCACGATCGAACTGAGCAAGAAGCTCATCGACGTGTATGACTGCATGCGCAATAGCTTGCAGATCAGCAACAAATGGTTTCCAGCCAAACTCAACATTGAGATACTCGTGACCGAGCGCCTTACGGCGTTCGGCACCAGTAAGGGATCTCAACTCACGAAGAGTCCCTCCGATCAGGTGGGGAATACCCTCCTTGATCGTCTCGCTGAGAAAGACTGAAAGCGAAGCAGATGGTTTGGTAGGACTACTACGAGCAATCGCAGTACTTCCCAACTGGGTCAAAGTGTTACCACTTGACTCAGGATCAGGAGGATACTGCAACAAACTCGGAGCGCAAGGCCAGATCGGACCCAGGTAATTACCTGTGACCCGAGCAAGGCCAGGCTGCGGATCTTGACCCGAAAGAGGGAATGCCTGAGAATTAAACTCAGCATACTTCTTACGAGTAAAGAACGGTCCACCCAAATCACCAATGTAGCGATTCCTGTGAGGGAGTCGCCACGAAGGATGAGACTCGGAATCAGTAACCTGATTCCCAGATAGGTAGGTGTAGAGTGACGCATTATCGTAGGACTTATCCTCCTGGATGACCGTAGGTCCTCCAGTTTGGGTACGTACCTGCGAAAAATGCGAACTCAGATCTCCGGTGAACGGGATTGCTCTCGTTCGCCGTGAAATCGTACCACCTCCTTCCACAGCTCGATAATGGTCCACCAGTGT